GAATTACCACCAATGCCGCTGACGTTGCTATCAGGGCGATTTCCCACCAGATTGAATCTTCCTCGATGTCGCTGTCTTTGACTTCAAAGTAGCTTCTCATCTCACTGTCTCCCTTCGATTGCGCCGAGCACGCGCTGACGCCAGATGTTTCGCTCTATCTTCATTAGCTCCAGCTCCATTCTGAGGTCTGCCGTCGCTGACGCGTTCAGCAGACCCATGATCGTCACCGTTATTGCAACTGCCGATACTGCCACTACCCACACTGTTGACCTCCCGTCAGTCTCTCAACGCATTCCGCAAGCCCCGCCACCGGCACGAGCCGTCGGCCACGAAGGCAGAACGAGGGAATGACACCTTGCGCCACAAGTTCGTAAGCCATCTTACTTCCGATGCCCAACGCCTCCGCTGCTTCTGCTACGGAGAGGCTGATTCTCGGAACTGGCTGCACGTCTATTTTGGTTGTCTCGTTCATGGTTACTCCAACCCCCTGCGGGGTATAGAAACTAGGCATTCTGTCCGAAGTGATCGGGCAGTACGAGTCGCCGGGTGCGCTCTATGCGTACACTGTGCCCTTCAAGCAACTCCATCAGCCGGTTGTAGCTGATGCCGAATGTTCTGGCTGCCGGGCCTGGCTTTACGCCGATCTTCAGCAGCTTGTCTACTTTGCGAATCAGGTCTATTTCGTCTGTGTAACTTTCGACCAATTGGACCACCTCCTTCATAACAATGTCATTGTTATTATTGCCAAGGAGATAGTAACATAAACATTGTTGTTATGTCAATAGGAATTAAAAATAATTTTGAAAGTATTTGCCAATAATGGGCAGGGGTGTTAGAATCAACAATGTGGTGGTGGTGAACATCACGGGAGGGGCAAAGACAATGCCATACAGTGAACGATGGGCTGTAGATGTACGCGCAGCGATGAAGGACAAGAGCCAAGCGGAAGTAGCTAGAGCGATAGGTGTTTCCGCTCCTACAGTCAGCAACATGGCATACGGGCGGATACCGGAGGATATATCGGTAGTACGCAGGTTCGCGGAGGCCATAGGCCAAGACCCCGACGCCTGGGAGCGGAGGGTACAGTTATACAGCAGTGAGGTATATCTGCGTGCGCAGGGCGATTTGTCGGACGATACTATAGCTGAGATCCTGGACTTGATAAACCGGGACAAGGAAGCCGCGAATAAACAGCGGCGGTAGTACGAAATAGCGAGGGGGCATTATGGAACGACTCGCGAGAGTGGCAATGGGTCAAGCACGCGCGCTGCTCATGGAACTACACGAGGAGCCGCCTGTGTCGCTGGAAAGAATAGCTGAGTATATTGGCGTAGAGGTGCGGCGGCACAGGTTCGCCCGGTGTGAGCCTGATGCGTTCGTGCATAAGACCTGCTCAGGGTGGATTTGCTACATAAATAGTAACATCCACATCCCTTGGCCGCGCGTGCGCTACAGCCTGGCGCATGAGCTGATGCACGTTCGGCTAGTGCAAGCCGGCGCGGCCTCGGGCAGCCTGTTCCTCGCAAGCCACAGTGAAAACGTCTCCAGCATCGAACGCGCTTGCAACATCGGCGCGGCTGAACTGCTCATGCCGGATGATTGGGTATTGCACTGGTGGCACGAACTGGAGGCGCATATCCCAAGCCGTGTTTCGATACTGGCGGCCCGGTGCGAGGTGTCACAGCGTGCGCTATCCGTCAAACTCGATCACCTGGGGCTGTGTCAGCCTATGGAAACTGACCTGCTCCGCATGGTAGGCACATGAGAGGCACGCTCCGCTCACGCGCCAAGGGCAGCTGGACGCTACAATGGTACACTGGCCGCGATTCCACCACGGGAAAGCCCGCCTACAGCAGCGAGACATTCCACGGCAACAAACGAGACGCCCAGACGCGGCTATCCGAGATCATCACGGACATTCAGCGAGGAGAGCATGTCAACCCGTCCGCTGTGCCGCTGCGCTTGTTCCTCCTTGATTGGCTGGCCGCCATCGAGCCCACTGTAGCCGCCAAAACACATGAGCGTTACGGCGAGCTGGTGAAACTACACGTCATCCCCGCACTCGGCCATCACACGCTCAAGGGGCTGCGCCCGAGGCACATACAGCAGTTCTATTCCGCGTGCCTGCTGACGGGCAGGAGACAGGCCGTAGAGGGCAAGCCGGGACTCTCTCCGCGCACTGTCCTGCATCTCCACAGAGTCCTTCGCCGGGCGTTGCAGACGGCTCTCCGCTGGCAGTTAGTCCCCCGTAACCCATGCGATGCTGTAGACCCGCCGAAAGTGGAGGATGCTGAGATGCGTATATTCACCAGAGACGAGATAAACCGCATACTTGCCGCAGCCGCCGGAAGCATCTGGTATATGCCCTGCCTTCTTGCACTCTACACCGGCATGAGGCGCGGGGAGATACTGGCTCTACGTTGGACTGATGTGGATATTGAATCGGGTGTTGTCTACGTCAGACGCTCACTCTCTCAGACGGCGAAGGGGCTGGCGTTCAAGCAGCCGAAATCAGGGCGCGGCAGACAGATCGACGTACCGCAGGATTTGACAGAGGCGTTGCAAAAACATAGAATATCACAGGCAGAGGAACGCAAAGGCGCGGCAGCCGTCATCACAGTAGAGAACGGCGATCTGGTATGCTGCTACGAAGACGGACGCCCTATCATTCCCGACGGGTTTTCGACAAGGTTTGTGGATCTGCTCACTCGCGCCGGGGTGGAGCGTGTGCCGTTTCACGCATTCCGCCATACCCATGCAAGCGAACTGCTGACCCAGGGTGTGCATCCGAAGGTGGTGCAGGAGCGGTTGGGACATGCCAGCATTGGCATTACAATGAACCGATACAGCCATGTTATTCCATCTATTCAACGGGCGGCGGCTGATCGGATTCCGGGGTACTTAGATGAGCTATAATGTCAAAATAATGTCAAAGGGCATAGTTGGAGCATGAAACAGGCCTGAAATGAGCGTGGGAGAGGTGCCCGAGTGGTTTAAGGGAGCGGTCTTGAAATGCGCCACAAGAGGTATTTTAGGTGGTTTTGCATAGTCTCCAGCCCCCTACTCCCTCTCGCGCAATCGCATATAATAGCATAGAGTGGTTCGGCATTGTCCCCGGTATAATGTCATGGATAATGTCAAAAGCCCCCGTGTCATAACATCGACACGGGGGCTTTGTGTTGCGTCATTTGCGCTGTGCCTCCTCCTCGTTGTCGCAATCACAGAGAAACCAGTAGCATGATGATTCATGCAGATGCAGGTGTAGCCCTGCCCTGCGTGCTATACGCAGGGCTTCCAGCAGGCCGCACTCCAGTAACTCTGCATTAGGGCCGGGATCGTCTGACCTAATCTCCTTCTCCACCACTGTCATTTCCGCGCCTCCTCTCTCTGGCCAGCTGCCAGCATCCGCAGGTATGGGGCTATGGCAAGCCCTCGCTTTTCTGCGTCGGCCTTAAGCTCTGCGTATTCGCTCTCGGTCAGCATGATTTTTAGGCTGTGTGTTCTAAGCTCTCTGTCGCTCATTGGATTGCCTTTCTGCCAGATAGCCCCCGGCTGGGTTGTGTGTGATTAGTGTAGTAGATCGCCTAACCCAAGATTGCGAAAAGCTGCTTCTATGCTGGTATTACACATAGCGTCAATGCCCTTGAACTCATGGTTGTTATCGTCGTTCCATGCCTTGATTCGATGGATCTCCTCAACAAACTCCTGATCGGTTTCGGCAGTCTGAACCGTGCAGTCGCCTTCGCAATAGGTGAATATGATTCGCCTGGTAGGGTTGGCCCATGTCCCAAAATATGAGGCGTCCTGAGATGTGTCCACTTGTGCAAAGCCGTTGTGGCTGGAGCACAAACCAAAATCATAGGTGTATCGGCTGTCGTCTGCGTATTCGCGCATTGTCTTCATTGTCGTACTCTCCTTTACCTGCCTCGTCAGTGCCGGGAGGTTAGCCCCGGTCAGACCCTCCAAGCGGAGGGTTTCGGCTATCCGACTATACTCTTGCCCTTGCTGCACGGCGAACAGTTGAGTTTGACGCTGTCGTCCTCCTGCCGTACCAGCGCAACGAATACATTTTCTCTGCGGCACTGCTGGCACTCCCCTTTTGTGTTCCATACATAGGGCTTGCCGCCGATTTCGGCCGTCCGTCTGTCGATTCTGCATTTTGTCATTGTCGGTAATCTCCTTTGTTTGTTTAAGTGGACCGTACCGCTCTATCACTATTATACCCATATTGTATCACCCTAAACCCCATGTGTCAACCATATTCCTGAAAATAATCAAACTATTTTGCGAGTGAAAAGTTTACTGCTGAGCGTGGGCTTTATGTATATATGGGAGAGCGATTTCCCGAACAATTTGCAGGGTCTAGGGTAGCTCCCGAAAACCGGCCTCCAGACGGCTGGCCCTGCATTCAACTCACTGGGGGGATTTGACTGGAGGCGATCACATGGCAGTACCCAAGAGCTTTTTTAAGATTGATTGTCAGGCGGTTAAGATTGGGGCGTTCGCAGGATGGAGCAAGGCTTCACTATTGCTTTACCTCACACTTAAAGCCCATGAGAACTATGGCACACACGAAGCATACCCCGGCTATAACACAATCCAGCGCATGACAGGGTTATCGCGCAACTGCATCAAGGCGGCGATCGATGAACTAATGGTGCGGAAGGTGCTGGACTATTACGACTCAGGCGCGGATATGCGAACTGTGAATAGATATAGATTACGCGAGGATTGGGAACCCATAGACCCCAAGGTATTCCGCGAGAAAAAACGCAAGTGGATGCAGCAAATGCGGGGGTAGTATCAAAATCACACTACCCTAGTATCAAAATCACACTAGCAACTGGTAGCAAAATCATACTACAGCCTAGTAGCAAAACTATACTGGAAGTAGAAGAACCTCCTGAGTAGAAGAATATCTCTAAGTATATCCAATGAAGCAGACCCCTTTCGGGGCTGAGTCAACAGCAACAAGGTGACACCATGACGGAAAAACAGAAACGCTTCATCGAGGCATACATAAGCGATCCGAATGCCACAAAAGCGGCGAAAAGCGCAGGGTATTCGGAGAAAAATGCTGACAAAATCGGTGCTCAACTGCTAGGAAAAACTAGAGTGAGAGAGGCAATAGCACAAAACCGTGCAATATTAGCCGAAAAAGCAGGCATTACAGCTGAAATGGTGGTCAATGGCCTGCTCCGTGAAGCAAATGGCGAGTTTAGCCGCACCGTGCTTGATATCGAGGGCAAAGCGCAGCAGGTTGAAGATACAAACCCATCTGCACGAGTGGCCGCCTGGGAGAAGCTCGGCAAGCATCTCGGTATGTTCGAGGAGAAAGCCAAAGACCTCAACCTTCGTGTGTATTTCGGCGGGGAAGATCGGTTAGAGGATGAGGGTTGATATCGACCTGCCGAAGACGATCGGCAAGGGCTACGCCTCATTCTGGCACAACAAAAGCCGTTACAGAATATTAAAGGGTGGTCGAGGCTCGAAGAAAAGCGCCACGGCTGCTCTTTGGTACATCTATCACATAATGAAGCACCCCGCGGCGAATGCGCTTGTTGTGCGAAAGACCGGCAACACGCACAAAGACAGCACGTTTGCACAGCTCAAGTGGGCGGCGCAAAGGCTGCATGTATACCACCTGTGGGATTTCAAGGTCAACCCGATGGAGTGCGTATACAGGCCAACAGGTCAGAGGATTCTATTCAGAGGGTTTGACGACCCGTTGAAGCTGACCTCTATGACTGTGCCTATTGGCGTCTTGTGCTGGGTGTGGATCGAAGAAGCCTTTGAGATAGACGATGAAACAGAGTTTGACACGCTTGATGAGTCCATCAGAGGCGAGATGCCGGACGGACTCTGGAAACAGGTCACGCTTACGTTTAACCCGTGGATAGATTCGCATTGGACAAAGACCAGGTATTTTGACCGAGAAAACCCCGACACGTTCACGCTGACCACCACCTACAAGTGCAATGAGTGGCTTGACGAGCAAGACCGGAAGAAGATCGCCGATCTTGAGGATACCAACCCTGAGCGGTACAAGGTGGTCGGCCTTGGTGAGTATGGGCTGCCCGGCGGGGTGTACTACGGTGAGTTCAGGCGTGATATTCATGTTGTTGAACCCTTCGACATTCCAGCGGAGTGGAAGCGGTTTAGGGCGATGGACTACGGGTTTGACATGCTGGCTGTTCCGTGGTTTGCGATCGACCCCCAGGCTAATCTATGGCTCTATCGCGAGTTGTACGAGTCGGGATTGACGCTGGGACAGGCGGCCAAACGCATACAGGCCATGACGCCCGGTGACGAGGCCATACTATACACAAGCACAGCGCCGGATCTCTGGAATCGCAATAAAGACACTGGTGTACCTGAGATGGAGACGCTCACTAAAGCCGGGCTTAAAAACATTGTGAAGGCGGACAACAGGCGCAAACCAGGCTGGCGGCATCTGAGAGAGTACCTACAGCCGTTCGAGATACCCACCGATGACGGAGGGACTATCAAGACGGCTCAATTCAAGATATTCAGTTCGTGCCGTACTGCCATACGCACGATTTCGGCGGTCGTGAAGGATCAGCGCGACCCTGAGGACGTGTCGGACGAGCCGCATGAGCTGACACACATGCCCGAAGCTATCCGGTATGGGGTGATGAGTAGGCCACAGGCAACCATTATCGTACGCGAGGAGCTATACGACCCGCGCTCACCACTCGGCATACGGCAGCGGGACGCTATGGCAGAGGTACAGGAGAGTCCTGACTATTAGGAGGGTGAACAAATGAGAGGTGCGCGAAAGATAGATTATGTCCCACGCGAGGGCAACGCTAAATATTACTGGGAAGGTAACGATATGGTTATGCTTCCAGACAGGCAGACCCAAGTGGACCTGCTTACGGTACGGGTTGATGCACTAGAGAAGTGCGTTGAACGCTTATCCAATAGGCCAATACTCACAGCTCGCGTTGAGTCTGCCGAAGCCCGCATAACCTACTTGGAGACTCAATTAAATCGTTTGTGTGACGTTCTCCTAGATCGCTTCGGGCCCGAGGAAATAAAATGACATTTGAGATAGGCATAGCCGCTATGTTGATTGTGATCTTGCAAGCACTGGCTGCACGAGAGCGCAGGGAGCTATACAGCAGGTTGCAGGCGGGTACGCTCACCGACTACACCAGCAACGCTATGAGGGCAGAAGAGCCAAAGCACACCGTGGTAGCGGCAGACCTAGGGCCGGACGACGACGAGCCGCATAGCGCATACCACGAGCCGCAGGTAGCCGACTATGTGGAGTCACAGAGCGCATTTAACAGACTGATGGGGTAGAGCATGGCAGAGGATATCAAACTAGCACAATTTACGGAGTCGCAGCCGGGCACGACCGACCACAGCAAGGTTATCGCGCTTGATGGGCTGTACCAGACCGCTGACGCCACGCGCAGGAAGTTTGAGCCTGACTGGCTGACCAACTGCCTGTTCCTAGCTGGCAACCAGTGGGAGGCGGCTGTTGACGACGTGCGCAGATGGGGCCGGACTGTTGTACCCTCTACGCAGACGGGCAAGACCAAGATCGTTGACAATACGATCCTTCCGCTTGCGAGACAGGCCGCGTCTTCACTGAGGCAGCACATAGCGCAGCAGGTAGCTACGAGCGCGACGGGTGATGAGGCTGACATGCAGGCGGCGGAGCTTGCGACCGACTTCCTTCAGAGCAGGCACTATGAGGACAGGGAAGACGAGCTTCGGTTCATGGAAATCCTGTGGGCCATGTGCGTTGGCAGAGTCCTCCGCAAAACATATTGGGACCCCGAAGCAGACGGCTTTGGCGTGACCGGCAAAACGCAAGGCTTAGGCGACATAGCAAGCAAGACGCTGAACCCGTTCAGGTTCCACACCTGCCCGTGGTCTGAGTCCAGCGATGATATGCCTTGGATCATAGAGTCAGACGTGCGGGATATCGAGGAGATAAACGACCTGTGGCCGGGGCATGACGTGGAGGCTGAGGAATATTCCGATGCTACGCGCAACCTCGACAGGCTGCTTACAAACATAGTCGGGCAGGGTTCAGGCGACAGCACAAGCCAGCGCAAAAAGGCCGCTATCCTGAAGCGCATGTATGCCAAGCCAACCCGCAAGCAGCCAGAAGGCAAGCTCTACGTGTGGGCGAATGGCAAGCTGCTCCAGGAGGAGACGCTCCCGGAAGGCGAAATGCCGTTTAGCGCGATAGACTGGTTCCCCATCCCGGGGCGAGCCTATCCCCTGCCATTTGTGACGCCGCTTAGAGACCTACAGCGTGAGATCAACATCACGCTCTCACAGCTCATTGAGCTAAAGAACCGGCAGCTTCGCGGTGACCTTATCACCGACAGCGTTACCGAGCCGACGCAGGAGACAGGCAAGGACGGGCGCAAGATAATTCGGGTTCAGCCGGGCAGTTCATTTAAGTTCATGGAGTACAACCTGAACTCCTCAGAAGCAGAAAGCATGTTGAACCAATTGCGTAACGAGTCCATGCAGCTTGCAGGCATCCATGAATCAGCGTTGGGACAGCAGGCATCGGGCAAGGTGACAGCAACCCAGGTTGCAATACTCAAAGAGTCCGACATGAGCGGACTGACTATGTTCCGTGAGGGGTTCGACATAACATATTGCAAGATCAGCCGCTTGAAGCTGCTCCTTGCCAAGAACCATTACCACGTACCCAGAATGATCCGTGTAGTAGGCGAGAGCAACAACGTTCGCACAGCGGCATTCTTTGGCAGCGACCTACGCAACACAGAAGACGTGCGGCCAAGAACCGCTCCTATACTCACGGAGACGCAGAAAGCCGAAGCGAAGGCCCAGGCATCAGCACAGGGCTTGTTCGTGCTGGAAGGCACGCCTGCGCAGATATGGGGCAAGGTATCGGCACTGCTCACTACTCCGGGCATAGAGCGTGAGGATGTGGAGGGCATGATTGCGCCCATGAGCATAGACGACCTGCGGAGTACGGCTGCTCAGTGGACGGCACTCAGTATGCAGGCACAGATGCAGGCGTTATCCATGCAGTTGGCACAGAGCCAGCCTCAGCCTGGCATGGGGGGTGAGGCAGAACAGCCCATCGACCAGTTTGGCAACCCAGTACAGCCAGAGCCGATGCAGGAGCAGTTACCGCAGTAGAACACGGCATGTATGCCGTATACCACTAACCTGGCTTGCGATAGAATGGTTCAGCCATAAAATAGTGGCATCGCAGATAGGAGGCGTTATGTTGCTTTACGCATGGGTTTTCGGATTGTTTTTTGTGTTACTTATCGTGGTTTGTGTTACTGAGTATGTTACAGATTATCTTGCCGAGTTGCGTATGGATCGCAAAACGCGGCGTGAATGCCTTGAAACACTCGTTGCCAAGCGGTTAGACCGCGAGCGTGTCAGCACTTGTGTCTGCGACAACACGATAACCGAGTTCCAAGAGGTAGGTAAACCTTAGTAAGTAATGGATATTCATTACTTGCACGATACATGCACGATACCTGCACGGTAATGGCGCAACCACATAAACACGATGTATAGGCTCATCCCTTCGGGGGTGGGCCTTTTGCATACGTCACCCTGGCAGACGTAAAACGCCAGGCACACGTCCACAGGACGTTAAGCAGGAGACACAGCACATGGACGAATCCACTAACACGAGCGCAGACGTTATCGACGTATCCGCAGAGGTAGCACAGCCGGAAGGTCAAGATGTACCGCAAGAGGCCGAGAAGCCTGCTGAGGGTCAACCTGAAGCCACGGTAGAGCAGCCAGCGGAGACGCCGAAACCTGCCTCCCGCTCAAATGAGCGTATTCGCGGACTTGTCGACGAGCGGAACAAGCTGAAGGCAGAGCTTGAGAAGGCTTTGGCTACGGTCACAGAACCCAAACAGCCTGCAGCAAAGCAGATACCCGGACTTGAGCCTGAATTGGCGAAACATCCCGGGTTGGCTGGGCTCGAAACGACAGAGGATGACGAGGGCAACACCTTCGTCAAGTATCGCGGCCAGTGGGTTTCTCCTGAGTTTGCCGCAGAGCAGCACGACCTCCGCAGTCAGCTTGAAACCCTGGCTCAGACGGTAGCGAGTGACAAGCAGGCGGCAATCGAGAGCCGATACGAGGCTCAAATAGCCCAGGCGCATCAAGAGCTTCAGTCCACGGTGATTGGTTACATTGCCGAGGTCAGGGGCGAGGCGTTTCCTGGGCTTGCTGCTGATAAATCCCAGTTGGTTGACAAGTACATCATCAACCAGTCTGACGTGATTATCACGCAGAAGGTCAACGCGGGTGCAGCCTTCGACTCAGCGACGATTGAGGCGAGCGTCACAGAGGCGTTGACAGAGGCCAAGATGCTTTTCGGCATCTTCGGCACGAAGCAGGTTGAAGACAACCAAAAATCACAGCAAAAGGACAGGGTTAAGCCGGACGGAGGGCAGCCGGGTACGCCGAACGACGTGCCTTATGACAGGATGAGCGAGAAGGATCAGCGCAGTTTCGCGCAGCGACTCGCAGCCAGTGTCAACGCCAGACTCCGCTCTGACTAACCAGAGAGGATAGATTCAGTTGCCTAACACAGTATCCAGCATAGTAGGTGTAAACCACCTTAACAACTATCTCAAGGATTTTCCGAGCGGGATTATCGTTGAGACAGACAGATTATGGAACAACCCGCTCTACCGCGCATTGCAGGGGCGTGTGAACAGTCTCGACTTCGCGGGGGGCAACCTCTTCGAGATAGAGATGCAGACCACGTATTCCTATGGCGGTCAGGGCATGGGTGAGCGCAGCAGCCTGCCGTATGCCGGTAACATGGCATTCGTCAAAATGCAGCTTCCCATGAAGGAAGTCATAGAGCCTGCTGGTATTTCACAGCGCGCGCTTGATTTCGCCACTGGTGGAGACGCCTCCTGGGGCAAGGTCGTACAGCGAGAGATAGACCAGGTTCGTAAGATGCGGTTCCCGTGGCTCATGGAGATATGTTCCATGGGTGACGGCACAGGCCGGCTTGCGAGAGCAGCCTCCGCGTCCGCAGGGTCGAGCGCTGTAGTTGTCACTTGCGACAATACGTACATCGACTTCGGTTGGGAGAACGTCCGGTTCATCAAGCCCGGTATGTGGATTCAGGTCTACACCGGCGCAGGAGCAGCCGGAGCGGACGGCAACGCCGTTACATCGTGGAAGGTGACTAGCGTTTCCTTCGGCGACAGGAACAACGGCACGGCGACCACAGGCACGTTCACCATCGAATGCACATCAGGCCAGGAAGCTACCATTGCCGCATTGTTCGACGATGGCGCGACCGTCTACCTGAACGGCACACGCGGAGAGATGGCGAACATCGCCGACTCAGCCGCAGGGACATGGATGTACGAAGCCACTAACTACGTCGGCTCAGTAGACGTACGTACCTCCCTGCCTATGGGCTTGGTTGGAATATACCAGACCACAGACACGAGCTACGACTACAACGACGGCGCGGTAGACTACACTCTGGACACATTCCAGGGGCTGGCACGGGCAAGCTACGATACACTCAGGGCCAGGTTCTACAACGGCACGGACATAACCGGCGGCAGCGGCACGGCAGGCACTCCCGGCGACTGGGATACCTCCACTGTGACCGACGCATGGAACGCAGTCTCCGACGAGACGGACGGTGAAGTTGACCTGATTCTTCTTTCCTCGCAGCTTTCAACCTGCTGGGACAGGAAGAACACAGGCCAGATAACCCCGACCGTGGACGTAGCGAAGGCCAACGGCTGGTCTACCAACATCGAGGGTGGACAGTACGCCAAGCCGTTTAGAGCACCGAACGGCAGGCTGATACCCGTCGTTGTGAGCAAGGCCATTCCTAAGAACGTGATGTATGGCGTTACAACGAAGGATCTGCACTGGATGACCAAGGGCGGAGCATTCGACTTCCTGCCGCTTGGCGAAAATGGCGGACAGTGGAGACTCTCCCCTGGTAACAGACAGAGAGTATGGGAATCCTGGTTCGGCGGATACACCCAGATGGCCGCAGAGCGTTGCGACCGTGGATTCGTCATTCAGGACCTCGCTGACAACGTCAGCTAATAGATAGTGATAGCGGGAGGGGGTTAACCACTATCCCCTCCCGCTGGGAGACAACATAATATGCAGAACAAACTCAAGCTTGGCATGAAAGAGCGATATGTCAGCTTCAAGAACACAAGCGACCGCCCGGTACGAGTGTCTGACTCTATGCTGCCTAACGGCGGGATAGAAGTAGCTCCTGGCGGGGTTGGGAACATGCCTGCTGATATATGGGGCAGGAAGTTCCGAACGCCCGGTATCAGGAGGGCGACCGAGAGTGAGATAGCCGAATCACAAGCACTTGCCATAAGCCCGACGCCTGCCGTAGAGCCCGAGCTTGAAGACACCAGGATAGACCGCCTTCGAGAGATAGCGGAGGAGCTTGGCGTCAGCGTCAAGGGCAACAAGGCGGCGATCGTGCAGGCAGTCCGGATAGGGCTTCTGACAAAGAGCATGGCTGACCACGCGGCGCATGTCGTGGAGACAGTCGCTCAGGGAGCTTACGAACACTGCCGAGCGGAGCAGATCAAGGCTGGTGAAGCAGTGCCTTCATGGTCAGACGCGGACGATGACACAAAGGCCGGTGCGATTGCACAGGCATCTGAAATAGTATCCGACCCGAACAAGGCCGACCCGTTCGACCCGTTCGGACACGCAGCGCGGCAGATATATGTCGCAGCAAAGGGGGAACCGATCTCTGATGAGACTACCGACTAGATTCATAGTTGCGCTCATTGCGCTTCTTCTCATAACAGGGCTGTCCGTCTCGGCATTCGCCATAGGCGCACAGAACCCCGTAGGGAAGACGCAGTACAGTGCATCCACAACCACTGCCAGTTTCTACTGGTACAACAACTTCCTCACCACGGGCGACCTGTTCAAGTTGAAGCTACTCGACGCCAAGCTAAACGGCGGCAAGTACCTCAACTTCTACGGCGGGACGGGCGCAACGTCCGTGTTCTCCGTAGGCGAACAGGGCGCAATCCTGACCGCAGGCACTATTACGCAGACGCTCACCAACGCGGCCAGCGGTTCGGCTAACCCGTACGACTACACAGCGACGCTCGGCATAATGAACGGGAGTGACGATTTCACGCTCTTTGACGTGAACATCACGAATGCCGACCACACAGGCAGTAACACCGTACAGGTCATTGACATAGCAGCTATCACAGGCGACGCACATGCGGTTGAGACAGCCGTAAACATCGGCTCAGGTTGGGACACAGGCATAACCTCAGCCTCCGCAGTGGCCTTCAACGCCGGGATAACCTGCGACTCCACAGCATTCACAGTCGCAGACACAAGCGGCAACGTGGGGACTACAGGCACGCTTACAGCAGGAGGGGTTTCTGCGCTCAACGGCGGAATCACGGTTGACACAAGCGCGTTCACCGTGGCAGATACCACAGGCAATGTAGCCACTACAGGGACGCTCTCCGTTGATGGAGTGGCGTTAATAGACAAGTTCCAGTATGGAGCTACACTTGCCAACACGGACGGCTCAGAGACGTTGACAGCAGCGCAGACTGGCCTGATAGTGACCGCAAGCAAGGCGGACGGCACTACAACCGTGACGCTCCCTGACCCTGCTGCCGGGACAGTCGGCGTGGTCTACGAGATATACCAGACTGCAGACCAGGTGCTTGACGTTGTGCCGACCACAGCGGACGGCAACAGCATCGTCGCGCTCAACGTGGCGACCTCCGACAAGGTATCTCTGTCTACCGCTGGCGAGAAGATAGGCGGGGGCATACGCATTGTCGGCATATCAGCCACAAAGTGGGCGGCCTTTGCGATAGGTTCAGCCACCCTCTCTGTAGAAGCCGCAGACTAAACCAAGTTACGGCGAACGTCAGCCGGGGCAATGCTTGATAGCTTATATCTGGCCCAAACAGACGTGACAGCCGGGAGAGACCGGCACATAAAAATGGAGGCTGACGCATGAAACTAGTACTTCCAGATGAACAGACGCATATACCATTTGACCGCAAAGAATACAAGGAGACGCTGAAGGTGGCTATATGGGTTACTTGTAGCCCACATGAATGGGAATGGACATTGGAGCAGCAGGCTTCTATGGCTAGATTCTGTTTATGGGCTGCTCAAAGACTGGACATGATAAAAGCCATATCGTCTGGTGATGATATGGTTCACGCAGATAAGTGACAGCCGGGAGAGACCGGCAACATGCTTCTATAGCTCAACTGGCAGAGCAGCTGTTCTACAAATCAGCTGGGTTCGAGGTTCGAGTCCTCGTGGAAGCTCCAAACATGGCCCGGTGCAGGGGCGTTATAACCCTCTGTCGTGACCTCCTACACGACCATACCGGGCCACCTACACCTTAGCACTTTCAACCCGTGACAGATTGACACGGTTTCACCACAAGTTTGAGAGGCGCACATGAGCACGCAATACACATGGTCTAACATAATCGAGTTTGTCTCCGATGTCTTGGAGAAAGAAGGCGCACGGCCGAACGCCTCTACCGTCCGTATGCTCGGCAACAAGGCACTCGGCATCATGGCCGACAGGACGGATATGCTCTCAGGCACTATCTGGACGAACTCCACAACGGTATTCCCGATCACCGGCAACAGGGCGTCGCTCCCAATCGACTGCCGGGGCGTTGGCTCGGTGGAGTGGGACGGGGTTCTCCTTGAGCGCACTACCTTCGATTGGCTCGATGAGAACTCTGACGGGTGGAGGACGGCAACAGGGACACCCTCTTACTTTGTGCCGACCGGCGACGCGCTGGTATTCGACGTGATCCCAACGGTTTCAACCGCAGGGCTGCTTGTCGTACGTGGCAGGGCGTTACCCGCCGACTTCTCGGACAGCACGGGCGCGACCAACCCGCTGACGTACTTCCCAAGCCATTTCCAGATTGCGCCAGCCTACTATATCCTTGCCGAACTGCCCTTTGACCCTGACAAGGCGATAGAGCGAATGCGGTTTGAGAAGTATTCCGCTATGTGGTCAAACGAGCTTCAGGCACTTCAAGGGGCGATGAACACCCGGCGTTATGAAAGGTTCAGTTACTAGGTATGGCAATCGTAATTGGATCAATAACAGCGAATACGGCGACACCGGGCAAATATTCCATATATGAGCTAGGCTTTGCTGTGACCGGCATATCGCCTGCCGATTACAACCCCTGGCGGCCTGCTGTGACCTCCTCTGCGCTCTCAAAGGCAGGAGTGGTCTGCCAGGCTGTTATAACGCTCCCTGACGCCTCTACAGTCACAGTGCCGGGGTTCTATGACTCAGACTTTGAGTACCTCGGCCAATGCACAGGCTTCACAGGCCATGACAGGTTTTGCCCGACCAGCGTTCCCTACTGGCATATTAGATATATGCCTCAGACGGCAGGGGCGCACTCTGCGGTGGTCTCCTTCACCGACCAGACAGGCACAGTCACGGCAGACGCTGTAACGTTTACCTGCGTTGCATCGAGCAACAAGGGTATTGTAGCCTGCGGCTCAGGCGGGTTCAGCAGGGCAAACGGCGACCCGTATGTGCCGATCGGAGCAATGCTCCCGACCGATACCGACGATGCTCTTGCCTTCCTTGACGAGATGAACGCTCATGGCATGAACTTCTCCCGGTGCGGCATCGTCAACACCTCCGTTCAGGACGTCCACAGGGGCTACTACTCCGATTGGGGCGGCTCCGCCTTCACAACGGCCTATGACACCAGCGTAAAGCGGACGGGGGCGCAGTCGCTTAGGGCTACCGTCACAAGCGGCACTACCGAACGCAAGGTAATCGAGCAGACGTTTATAGGCGTTAGGCCAAGCACATATTACAAGGCTACCTGCTACATCAAGACCAACTCCACATTCAACGGCACAGCCAAACTCAAGCTAAGGCTGAAGTGGGCTGACGGCTCAGAGACAACCGCATATTCCGATGGTGTAGAGGGCAGCGCCGATTGGACGGCTGTTACAGCAACGGTATCGACGGTCTCTGCGACCAAGGCCGCTGAGTGGATCTCATGGAACGTGGTAGTGGACGCCTCCAGCACAGCCGGGAGCGTGTGGGTAGATGATGCAACGCTGGCAGAGTGCGACTCAGGCTATACCGATCTCGGCTATGCAGATTACCTGTTCAGGCCTGGCTTTGAGGCGTGGAACACGACTGAGTTAGACCGTGGCAGAATGTGGCGGTTTGAGCATCTGCTATCCGTGGCAAGCGGCTACGGCATCACGCTTCAACCTGCTATCTTTGACTACAGGCTTTATATGCCCGAAGTGGACGGTATGTACCTCGACTATTACGCAGACTTCTTCTCAACAGAGGAGAGCCTGCTACAGCAGGAGTACCATCTGCGCTCGATGGCCGCACGTTGGGCTTGCTATGACTCGCTCTTTGCGTGGGAGCTATCAAACGAACTTGACCCGACTTATACGGCAGTCAGAGGGGCATGGATAACACGGCTATCTGCGGCTCTGGCAGCAAGCGACCCTACAGGCAGGATTGTAACGAACTCGACATGGTATTCACCGGGAGATGTGGGCTATGCCGCGCTCTCCGGCACAGATGCCAATCAGGTGCATTACTACCTGAACACGGAGGAGCGCACTACTCCAAGAGGCGTACCGTTCTGGGGTAACTTCAGCGGCGGGTATTCCCTTGAGACGACACAGGCCAACTGTTATGCCGGTTCCAAGTGCATGAAATGCACACCTAACGGTACGACGCGCTCTTGGAGCATAGAGGTGCCTTGCAAGGCGTCCTCTGCGTACACCAACACCTACAGGATAAGGTCTTACGGCTTCAACGGGCAGCTTACGGTGCAGTACCAGTATTACAAGTCTGACGGTACAGCCTGCTCAGGTTCAGTCTATAACACCGTGACCAACGGGAACGTCTCATGGTCCTTAAAGACCTTGAACCTGACCACGCCTGCCAACTGCTACTATATGCTGCTCACCTTCAAGCTCACAGGCACAACGGGGAACGTCTGGATAGACAACTTCAGGATAGACGCGGCAGACGGCAGAAACCTGATATTCAACAGCGGATTTGAGCTTGACACGCTAGGCGAAGATGAAGAGGAGTGGGCTGCTTGCATGGCGCATACCTCAGAGTCCACTTATGCCGCAGGTACGCTCGGCTTGCCGAAGCCGTACATTCACGGTGAGTTCGGGCTGATGGGCGCAGGCGGCGACCTGTCCATGTACGCAGACCCGGGCGACCTCACCATGTCAAGCCATGACAGCACGGGCGTCCACGCTCACAACGGCTTCTGGGCTACGCTCATGGCGACGAAGGGCTTGCATACGCCAACCTATTGGTGGACGAAGGACTACATAATCCCTCGATCGCTCTACGGCATCTGGGACGGGCTTTCGGCGTTCTGCGCTGACCTGCCGTTCCATGACCCGAACGGCGCGGTGCGGCTTTGCTCAAACATACCTGATTTCGCAGGAGAGGACTGCACTTCGTCTTCCTCATACGTCCGCTTGATGGGCGTGAAGAAGGGGTCAGAGGCTTACTTCTGGCTTTCCAACTCAGAGGCGACTTGGGCTAATGCGGTGCGGGACGGCGTAACGCCAACCGCAAAGAGTACGGACATAGCCATAGAGGGGTTCGCTATCGGGTGCTACGATGTGACCCGTTACAACACTTGGACGGGGGTTTCGGCAGCGGCACAGCAGGTTTGGGTGACGGACGGAGTGCTGAGGCTGGACGGGGAGAGCGTGACAACGGACTCTGCCTTGATAGTCACGGCGACCGTTACGACACCGCCAGACCCGCCTGACCCGGAAGACCCGATACCAGACCCAGACCCACCGGAAGACCCGCCCGTTGACCCGGCAGACCCTCCGATAGTGCCAGACCCAGACCCGGTAGACCCTCCGGTTGAAGACCCGGTGCCGGAAGACCCGCCCGTAGACCCACCGGTCGATCCACCGGTTGACCCTGAGCCTCAAGACCCGCCGGCACCGCTGTGGAGCGAGACAAACGGGGTTATCACACCCGCCACTGACGTCACAAGCGTTGGCGCGAATACATGGCTTAACATACCGAACGCAGGAGTGGACAACGCGGAAAAAGCCTATTACGGCGAGGGCTTTGCCGTGCTGGACTATGTGACGCCGATTCTGCGCTTCCAAAACTTCGGATTCGATCCACCCGTGGGAGTGACAGAGATAGGCGGTATATCGGTCACGCTTAAGGCCGGTTGGGGTACTGGAAGTCCACCAGCGCAGCCGACAACGCACGACCACACAATACGGTTATTAAAGGCAGGCACTCCGACCGGCGACAACAAAGCGGACGGCTCTCATATATGGGTTGAGTCAACCGTGGATACCTGGGAGACGCGCTCGTTTGGCGGTGCATCAGACCTGTGGGGCACGACCTGGACGGTGGACGATATAAAGCACGCAGGGTTTGGTGTGGACATTCAGGCGCATTACCTGTCTGCATGGCAGCAGGTCTCATACCAAAACCAGGTTTTCTATGTAAGCATCACGGTCTACGCAGGAACAACGGGCAGGCCGATGTGGTCTGCGAGTGCGCTCGGTTCGATGATACCAGGGCCGAGAAGAAGATTGGGGATATAAATGCCACAAATTGGAGATTCCATTACCTTTTTCGGTATGTTCACGGCTTCAGGCTCAGGGGCGGCAGGGCTGACAGTCACGGCAGCCGCAAAGAAGCCTGACGGTTCGGCCTTGACCATCGGCGCGGTCAGCGACCTTGGAGACGGGCTGTACTCCGCTGTGGCGGCAGGCGCGAACGTGGACGCGGCGGGCTATTACAGGTGTATGTTCACCACCGCAGGGACGGCAGACGTAGACGATATACCGGCGGTTGAGTACGTCTCAGCGGCGGTCATAACCGTGGCCGATATCCTAGACCATGTGATAACCGCGCCCGACCATGAGACAGACGGCAGTGTAGCCAAGTACCTAAAAGACATCGACGGCTCGGTCACCAACATATACAACACCGTCAACAATATCTATAGTGCCATCACCGGCCCTGGTGCTACCCAATACTTCTTCAAGGTGCTGAACGAGGCGACAACTCCGCTTGACCATGTGAAGGTCTGGTTTACCAATACCGACGATCCTACAGCGGTTGTGGCAGGGCTGTACCTCACGGATACGGACGGATACGTCAACGGCGCAAACGGGGTCTACCTGGACGCTGGCAACACCTATTACATGTGGGCGAACACCTCGGACGCGCACCTTGACGCGCCTGTGTCCTTTGTCGCAGGGGACGCGGGAACGGGCAGCCTTGCGGGGCTTGGTACTGCGCTCTCGCCGTATATCCTGACCATGACGGCAAGCACAATCGGACAAGGGCCGAGCTTCCTTGACCTTCAGAACCAGCTTAGACGCAGGCTGAACGACTATGACTCACAAGGCAACTACTCAGACGATGACATAGACTACTGCCTGAACATAGCATACCGGGAAACGCAGATGGCGACCAAGTGCTACAGGAAGACCACAGATGTGACGCTGCTTGCCGACACGCACACCTACTTCACCGATGACATATTTGAGCCGCTTGAGGCAAGCATCGGTACGCTTGTGCTGAAGAAGTCCACGATGGGCGACCTCGGTTACTCGCTTCAGTCATGGAACGAGACGGCGGCTTCAACGCCGACCAAGTGGCTCATGCTGCAAGGCTCATACATCAGAGTATACCCAACACCGGCGGCAGGGGCAACGCTTACCGTCCACGGGTACGGGATAGCCGCTGACATGGTGAACGACACGGACTATCCTTCGGCGATCCCGATAGGCTACGCGGCCTCGTCTATCCTCGACAGGGCAGAGGCAGAGGCAAGGAAGATGCGGAGTACATACGCCAATAACAGTGCGCTATATACCGCGCTTATGCAGAGTTGGAATAGCTGGCTACAGCTAATAACAGGCAGCATCAAAAGCTGAGAGGAGCGTTGACTTCAATGGTTGAAGATGAGCGAATGGCACGGATGGAAGTCCACATGGAGAACATCATAGCGAGGCTTGAGTGCCTGCCCGGGTTGACCACCCATGTAGACGACCACGAACGGCGGCTATCCACAATAGAGTCAGCAAGCAGATGGCTAGTCGGCATATTATCGGCGGTCATCACAGGCACGCTTGTGATAATGGCAAAAGGTTGGTTTGCAATCACAAAGTAACACGGCATGTATGCCGTATACCGCTAACTGTATGGGCGGTAGAATAGTTGTAGGAGGATACAAAAATGTCTACAAAAGAACTAACTATAGTGACGTGCGACACATGCGGCTGTGAGGGTGAGGTATCACTAGGCCGAGAGATACCGGAGGGTTGGTACGCCGTCTTACATAAGCCGAAAGCGATAAACGGCGTTCCTCAAGAAACCAAAGTATACGACTACTGCTCAGGCGTCTGCGCTGAAATGTATTTCAGAAAAATGATGTATATCGGCATTGAGCAGCCTAAGCCAGAAGGTCGGCGACCCGTAACGGCATCTGAAGTATGCTCTGCTGAGGAGGCTTTGCGCCTCGAGTTTAAAAAGACGAAGGGCCTATTAAAAGAGGCGTATGAGGCTTTCCGCAGTGAGTTAGAAAGGTTGAAGAACCTATGAACGCATTTAAGAAGGCCGCTTATGCGGTGCTTCGCAGGTTTATTGTCATCGCGGCGACTGCGCTTCTGGCGTATGCCGCAAACGAGGCGACCGGCTGGCTGAAGGCCGCTGGCGAAGGACACCCGGAGGCCGCAAGCTGGCTTCCGATGGTCTATTTCCTGATTGAGTTTGTGCAGAAGTATATCCGTGAAAGGAAGGCTGAATAATGAGCAAGTTATCTGACGCGGCAAAAGAAGTCGGGCAGTTCAGCAAGGGGCTGACAAAGTGCGCTGTTGAGGGCGACATGGACGCACTGAGGGGTGGTCTGGTAATCGCCTCGGCCTTCGTTGCCTTGACGGTCATTATCCTGAACGACATGGCGAAAAGGCCGCTGGTATTCCTCTCAAGGGTGCTCATCGGCAACTACGACCCGTACAAAGACCTCAGGCCAGAAGCACAGGCGTTCATCAATGCGTGGGGCGTGAAATGAAGGCGCATAGGTGGGTGCTTGTATTTATGTTTGCCGCCAACATTGTGTTGGCATTTTGTGTTTACCACAGTGAGACTATTCGCCCATCAGTTCAGGTCGTAACGCTCACAGGCTGTCTTGGTTTTGCTGGTTTGTGCATCATGGATTGGCGTAGGTGAAATGGAGGAAGCAAATGATGGCGCATAGATGGAAACTAAGCATAGACGGACTGAACATCAACACCGTGACCGTGGGAGAGACACCTGAAATAGAGGTGGAGAAGCTACGAAACCATGTCGCAGGCAAGATTCCCGGCTGGCTCGGCAAGAAGTATCGGCAGGCGAAAGAAGCCCTCGACGTGGACGGCAAAGGCGATTGGACTGACAAGGAGTGCTTTACCTACTTCATCAACTATCTCAACCTGAAGCATGGGTGCAACCACCCGATACCGACCACGGCGCAGGAATTCGTCAATCTTGCAATCGAAATGAAGATTTGCACAGAGATACCGGAGGCTTGATGTTTTGGTGAATGACGTAACACTATGGCAAGGTGACTGCCTGGAACTGATGCGTGATATACCCGATGGCACGGTTGATGCTGTGGTCACCGATCCGCCGTATGGAGTTGGTTATTCTGGCAGATGGAATAGCGATTGGAAGGCGATACACAACGACAATTCACTAGATTGGCTTGACTACCTTAACAGCACGATATACCGAGTTCTAGCCGAGAACGCTATATACATAAGTTTCTACGGTTGGCCACACGCGGATACTTTCCTGACCAGTTGGAAGGCAGCACAGTTCAAACCCGTTAGTCATTTGGTGTGGAAGAAGAACCAAATTGGATTAGGATACTGGACTAGAGGACAGCACGAACAAGCTTATGTGCTAGTGAAGGGTAAGCCGAAGCGACCAGATAAGGCGGCCTCTGATGTATTGGGTTGGACGCGCGTGCGAAAGCCCGAACACCCGACACAAAAACCATTGGATGCCATGTTGCCCTTAATGACGTTCACGCAATTAGGCGACCTGATTCTTGACCCTTTCATGGGTTCTGGCACAACAGGCGTTGCTTGTGTCAAGACGGGCAGACGGTTCATTGGGATTGAGAAAGAGCCTCAGTATTTCGAGATAGCCAAGAAGCGCATAGCAGAGGCACAGGCGCAGTTGACGCTAGGAGGCTTGATTTGAGGGTTTACATAGCAGGGCCGTACAGGGCAAGCACGCCGCAAGGCGTAAGCATAAACATAGTCAACGCCAGGTATGCCATGTTCGACCTTATCAGGGCGGGACACACGCCCTTTTGCCCTCACACCATGACGGGCGAGGGTGAGATATACGCATCAGACATAACAGATGACCAGTGGCTTGAGTTAGGGCTAAACTGGCTGGAGTCCTGCGAGTGCGTGCTTCTGCTGCTCGGCTGGCAGAACTCAGCGGGGACGTTAGCGGAGAAGGCGAAGGCAGAGGCAATGGGACTGCCGATTTACTACCGCCTGTCAGAGATACCAAGCTAGGAGGCTTTCATGCGGTGCAGTCCGACGAATATGCCGTGGGATACAGAATACGCTCCCTATGGCACAATGCGAGATTACGCAAAGCATCTAAGAGACCAGGGGCAGAGTTGGGACGCTGTGGCAAGGCAGATAACAGAGGCTACGGGCAACTACGTTGTCGGTGACTCCATCAGAAAATCGGTCATGCGAGCATCGAGAGCACTTGTCACTACGCCAAACTCAGTAACACCCGTCTTCGAGGACAAGGTTCACGCCGATACCGATTGGAGAAGCCTCCTGGTTCGTGCAAAGGCCATAGGAGAGCAGAAGGAAAAGAGCGTCTACTGGCAGGACAGGGCTTACGTCACGCTTGCCACAGACAAGCCCATCATGGTGACGCACTCCGCGGACTGGCACTTCGGCTCACTTGCGACCGACATTGATATGCTTGAGGGCTGGATAGAGAAGGTGCTGACCACGGACGGGCTGTACGTCATAAGCTGCGGTGATGAGTTAGAGCAGCGAGGGCAGTTCAAGAGCGTCAAGCCGACACTCTGGCAGAGCCTTGACCCGCATGAACAGAAATGGTTCTTTGAGAACCTTTGGAGAGAGCTTGTGGACGCAGGGAAGCTCATCTGCTGTACCTGGGGCAACCATACCGAATCTCAGCATGAGAAGGTATTCGGCTTCTCACCAATCGAAGACATAAAAGCCAAGGATATACCCTACTTCAGAGGCGCAGGGCATCTGACGCTCAAGGTAGGGGCGGTAGAGTATACGTACACATTGAACCATCAGAACAGGTACAACTCATCTTTCAACGCAACGCACTCATCGAGGCAGACCGCAAGAGTCGGGCGTGATGTGGTAGACGTGATGGTAGACGCTCACACGCACAATCCCGAGATGGCGCAGGGCATGGACGACCACGGCAGATGGATCGCCGTAAAGTGCGGCACGTTCAAGACAGACGACGACTTCAGCCAGCGGCACTTCAAGCAGGGCTACTTTGCCGCTCCGTGCATCGTCTTCCACCCTGACAAGAAGCAGATGTCTGCCTTCTGGTCGATAGGAGACGCAGAGTGCTACATAGCAGGACAAGGAGGCTAATATGGGCTGGCTTGTAGTTGGAGCGTTTGTGATAGCCGGAGTGCCGCTGGTCTGCATGTGGTATGCGGACAGGGAGCTAGAGCGCATAGCAAAGCGGCTGAAGGAAGACGCAGAGATGCTATTGGAGATGGAGGGCGAGGACTGATGTACTGCTACCTTTTGGAATGCGGAGAGGATTACGACGAAGTTCAGAAATACACAATCCTCTCACACGAAACCAAGCATACGACCGAACAACTGATAGCGGAAGTAGCTGAGGCGGCGGTAAAGGTTATCAGTCGCAACATAAAGGAAGCCATTGCCGCAGATAGCGATAGTAGACTGCGAATGTGTTCATATTCGACGGCTATATGGGACGATGTTATCGCCATGTTGGTTGCTGAACACGGATTCCAAGAGGTCGAATACGAAGCTGATTTGTGGGTTGACACCTGCTCGCTGATGAAAAACCCTGATCCGTTTCTTGCTGACCGGGACGATCTGTTGAAGGCAAAGATTCGTGACACAATGCCTCAAGACATGATGGAACTTGCCGCAAAGCATGAACGAATGTGGAGAAACCGATGACCCAAAATGAGCTTATAAAACGCTTCGGCGACCCACGAGGCACAAGCGGAAAGGCAAGCAGCGCATGGGAGATGGAGAGCCTATCACACATGCTCCTGCCGTACCAGATGAGGGCATCTTGGGGCGGTGCTGTAAATGTGGCGGTTGTCCACGACGATGTTAAACTGCCTCTACGGCTTGCGCTCAAAGGTGTTTGGAACGCGGCTCGGCTTGAAGTTAAGCGCAAATACGGCGGCGAAGACACGGCCTTCTACGACAAGAAGACCAAAGCGTACCTGCGCTGGCTCGGACTCGACGTGTTCGGCGGGACGTACTGCTTCAGACCGATCAAGGGCGGCCACACGCTCAGCACCCACGCGTTCGGGGCGGCGATAGACATAGACCCCTTGCACAACGCGATGGGTACGAAGGGGCGCATGCCTCCGTGGGTAGTTGAGATATTTGAGAAGCAGGGCTTTGTGTGGGGCGGTAACTGGAAACGGCCAGACCCCATGCACTTTGAATATACCAAACTTTGAGTTACGAAACGCCTGTACTTATCGACAAGTGCAGGCATTTTTGTAACAGATTTAAGGAGATATCATGCCTAAGCCTTTTTGGAGAGTCAGCATAGAGACAGAGAGAACCATTCACACAGCAGACCACGAGGTTCTATTATCCTTCCGTGATGACGCAGGCGCGGAGGCGTTCAACTACTGGTGGGGCACCATAGGAGCGCAATCACTGGCTGACTACTGTGCCAACGACGAAGAGTTCGATCATTTAGTCAAGGAATAGAGGAGTGAACAATGCTGGTCGGCAAAAACGATTTCAGCGGTGGGATAACTACCATTCGCAGAATAGCTTCAGGCGCAAAGGCCATACTCGCTCGGCAGTCGGGCTATGACGGTACGGGCGGGAGCATGACGCCTGAGCTGCTAGGCGCACAGGTCGGCACGGCGGCTCTCTCCGGTGTTACCCCTGCCAATACGCCGATACCGTTCCTGAAGGCAGACGGCAGCCAGCTTGTGCTATCTCGTGACGCCTCGGAGCACGTGGCAAGCTTTGACATAAGCACACCCGCATGGTCTACGCCAAGCACGCAGACCCCTCCGCTGGTGACTGACGCCGTTCCGGTGCGCTACGGCACTCAGGCGATATTCGCATCTGACGGGCCTGACGCCAAGCTCATGGCATACGAACCCGAATCACTCGGCGCAACCATCATGCGCCCTCTCTCGCTCAAAAGCCCTGACGATTACAGGCGCAAGGCAAGGCCGGTGGTCACGCTCTCCACGAGTCCGGCGGTGCAGGGGTTCGACATAACAGGCACGCTATTCACAAGGAAAGATGATTCCTACACCTATTCGGAGACAACCTCGACAGGTACGTTCGTCTTCACGGATACCGCGCTTGCAGGTGAGCAGGCTTTCACAGCCGGTATCCCTGCCGTTCTCACAAAGGAATGGCTGCTGCTGGACATCTACCTTGCCGACGATCCTCAAGGGTACGAAGCGTTCGGCACGTTCGCCAATGACCCGACCTTGCAGCCTTCAGGCTACGAGATAGGACTATACTCGGATACCGCCTGCACTACGCTTGTCACAAAGGTGAGCATACCACGGATAGAGCCGCTCGGGCAGGTACACAGGATAGCTTTCAGACTTCCGCAGGCGGCGGTGGGCGTGAGCATAGAGGGTGTGGCCGTAGAGACAGCCTCCTTCTATGAAGCACCAGAGACGGGGAAGACTGCGACACTCAAGCTATATTCCTATGCCATGAACGACAGGTGGAGCAACGCGGGCAACTGGTTTCTACCTGAGCTTCAGGCATCGTCAAAATCACCCTGGTACGACATATTGACCACGACCGAAAGCACAGAGGGCATCACCCGAATCGTTCCCCGTGGGACAAGCATCCTTGCAAACGGCGGCTTTGAGTCTGCGCTATCAGGCTCATGGACTACCACAGGGGCGGCCACACGGCGAAGCGATGCACAGCGCACTGATAACTACTGCATGAGGCTGGACAACGCAAACGAGGCGGTCACATCGGCTATCACGGCAGGGATAACAGCAGGCAGAAGCTACACCTTCGATGTATGGTACTACTCACCCGACGAAGGCGGGGCGCACGCGGCTTCATGGCGAAGTGAGATCCGATGGTACACAGCGGCAGACGCGCTCATATCCACGGTCTGTTCACCCGGCCCGACTGCGGCGACTCCGTACTACGAGGACATGAGCAAGGACTATCGGCTGAAGCAGGTCACAGCGGTTGCGCCTGCGACTGCAGCCAAGTTTGCGGTGCATATCGAGGCCGAGCTTGACAGCGACTCCGACAATTTCCACCAGGCGTTTCGCATAGACGACCTGGCCTTCTATCCTACCGATTCGATGGGCGGCGGCTCTGCGTTCGTGCTACAGCGGTTTGCAGAAGGCGGGACGGGCAAGACCCCGGCAGACCCCGCCTTCAGATGGTGTTACTGCTTCGCCGGGAAAGATCGGCTTGCAAACGACGATTGGCAGCTTATGATAAGCAACCCGTCTGACCCCGACCATGAGGACGGCAGCCCGAACGATTGGGTGTTCGCTGACCCCTGGCGCACGTTCACGGTCACGCCTTCGCTCTTGGGTGGCCCGGTTACAGCGGTCACGCTTCATGCCGCATCTGCCGGTACTGGCTACACGGCGGGCGATATGCTGACGCTCTCCGACGATACCACGCAGGACACAGGCGGCGATGACTGCAAGATAGAGGTCTTGACCGTAACAGCAGGGGCGATTACCACATTCAGGCTGGCAGAGTCCGGCACAGGCTATGTGACCGAATCAGCGGCGGGTTCTGGTGTGACAGGCGGGACAGGCACAGGGGCTAAGTTCGACGTTACGGCCATGCCCGTTGCGACCGAATACGGGGCATATCTGACCCATGTACTCTACTACAGGCAGAAGTACGAAGGCACAAGCAAGGCATGGAGCGATTGGTGGTATGCGGGCGCAAGCGTGATAAGCTCACCTGCGTACATAGACTCAGGCGCGGACGATGAGCTTGCCATGCTGAACGGCAGGGAAGTGCCGCTGATCCTTGAGATAGCCAACGATTACGCATCTTCAGCAAAGCACGTCATGATAGCAGACGGCAGGGTATACGCAGGCTGCCTGGACTATGACGGCGAGAGCGAGGTATGGAAAAGGAGGACAGCAATTGAGGTATCTAGTTACCGCAAGCCGTGGGCTTATCCTACGGTCACTAATGAAGATTCGCCTGCTACTGACGGGGGTGAGCTTGATGGATATGCCGTTACCGGCTCAGAGATCAGAGGACTTGTGGCCCGGGGGGACGAAAAGTTTGTCTTCCTCGACACAGAGTTCTTCCTGCTCAGGGGCGATAACTCTCAATCCGGATGGCGATTCGTTCGGCTTGACTCTATCGGGTGCGTCTCTTCAAGGAGCATCGCAGACTGCCGAAAAGCCCTCATCTGGCATGACGGACAGCACTTCTACGGATATGCTGGTGGGCTTGCGCAACCGATCTCTCGGTACAAGGTAGACTCAAGCCTGATAGATTGGACAAAACCGCACTCAGCGGCCTATTGGAAAGACCGATACGTCTGCCTCTGCGAGTATGACGACGCTATGGCTCTCCTGATATACGAGCTTGAGACAGGCGCATGGCGAATCCGTCACGCCTCGCTCTTAACAACGCTTGTCGGCATCTGCTCGACGGGGAGCGGAGGCAAGCTCTACGGGGTATCCTCTGACGGCAAGATGTACGACCTGTTTTCCCATGCCACAAGCGAGATGGGGGATACCACCCCTGCCCGTGAGGTATGGACTCAGTTCGTGCAAGTCGGCAGTCCTGGCGCGGACATAAACGTGCGTGAGTTCGTCATTGATGTTGAATCAACCTCTGCGGTGACGCTTACGATGGTATTCAATACCCATGGGCTAAAGACGGTTACGCCTGTCACAAAGACGCTGACCACGGCGACTGACAAGACCACCTACAAGGTGGGGCTAAACCTCATGTGCAACGCTGTGCAGGTCAAACTCTCCGTGGATACGGCTGCGCCTCCGACTATTCACCATATCGGGTTTGAGATAGCCGACACACCCGCAAAGGGTGACTAGCCCACTTTTTGGGCACAGGCGGTCTAGCGGTCAACGTGGGGTCATTGTAGAGATTCTGGAAAGGTTCATATGAAGAAGTATCAGACAACCAAAAAGCCTGACTTAACCTCTCCGCTGCTTCAGACGGCAGACCCGGAGCTTCGGCAGGTGCTAAAACAGCTTGACGAGATGA